CGACTGTTCTTCTTTTTGCTTATTAACAATACCCATAATTTGAGTATGTACTGGACCAGTCGCTGGAAGTAATTCTTTGTAAGCGTGTGCTTGAAACTGTGTTACCGCTTCAGCTAATACAGGGTGTGTTGCACCACTAGCATTTGTAAACGGTTGTGATCTTGTTTGATATTTAAATCCTAATAAATCTAAACCTTTTGTATAGCCATCCTCCCAATCTTTTCTAGACGCTTTGTATTGCGTATAGTTTTCATAAAGATCAGAACCTAATTTACCCAATACATCGTCAGGTAAAAGATCTGCTAAATTATCAAAATGTTCGTTTGTACCTGGCTGGTTTACAGCCTCTGGATCAAAAGTAATTGTAGCACCACCATCTTCATCTTGTTCAACTTGGATATCTTCTGGTCCAACTTGTTCATTGATGTTATCCTGAGATGCTTCTACAACCTCTTCTTCACTAGGTAACTTTATTTCCTGCTCTACGTTTGGTAGAGACTTGTCTATTGTTGACATTATTTTTCTCCGAGTTCGACACCACTATAATCTTTTTTCCGGGAACATTCAACCCTTGAGAATGTGGTCCTTTTAAAGGTGGTATTGTAGTTGTTAGTTTTTTAGTCATCTAATAATCCTAACCCTTGTATCGCTAAAGATGCACCAAGTCCACCTATACCAAATCTAGATAGACCTGTTAAAGCAGCTCTTGATAAACCTAACCTAGCAACTTTTCTAAGTGTTGGATTTAATCCTTTAGTTAATTTTGGTGTTTGATTTGCAAACGCTGTGTATAAATAATTAGTTGGATCTGTTGCAATATCCATAGGTGAGTCTCCTTCAGCTATTTGACTTGTAAGATTAGCTGCTGCAAAAGGAGCAAGTATTGCAGGTGCTCCTGCAACTCCAAACCCTCTACCTAAAACTCTTAAACCTGTTTTAACCGCACCTTTTGGTTTTCTTTCAATACCGAGTGCTCTTGATTTACTTGCTTTAATTGTAGATGGTGCAGCTAGTGCTGTTGAGGCAGCTAACGTTGCACCAAACGCTGGTAACTGATAATCTAATATTGCAGGTCTTTCTATATCAATAGAGATAGGTTGTGTTGCCATATCAACTAACATACTTTTTTGTTGATCTTCGTTTGATAAATAAGTTGTTGGATCGTCGTTTCTAAATGCTTTGACTAATCCTATTCCAGCTCCTACAGCCGCACCGATACCAAATGTCTTTACACCTGGTGATTTTAAAAAACTTATTGCTGCATTTTTTACTTTTGCAAGTGGTCCACTTTGTGCATCTAAGTTTTGTAATTTTTGAGCAGATCCAACAGGATCTTTTGTAATCGCTTCAGCACAAGTATTTGCTATACCACCTGTTGCCTTACTTAAAATTACTCCACAAGACTCAGGTGCATTTTTTACAGCTTTTAATAATTTTATCTGTAATCTAGATGTCATATCATCTACGACATTTGGATTTATTTTAACCGCATCTTTAAATAATTTTACTGTCTCTCTTTTTGCTACACCAAGACCTTTACCCGGTGTTATTTTTTCTGCTGCAATACCAAGACCTTCTTGAGCTGCACCTATTTTTTTTAATTGATAGTCTGCAAGTTCTGGAGATATTTGACCTTTATTAAAACGATTCATAATTGTTGCAGCTTCTGTGTTTTTTATTTGAGTCAGCAACTGAAAATTTTTAGTAGGCTCTTTTGAAATTACATCTTGATGCTGTATTGTAAGAGCGTTGTTTTTAAAAGTTTTTAATGGAGCGTCTCTGTCAGTAGTGAAGAAATTATATATTTCATTATATGTTGGCACTCTTTCGTATTTTTGAAAATAACTACCTAATAATTTATCTGGAGATTGATATTTAAATTTTCTAGCTACTTTAAAGAAATCTTGTAGATCTTCATAATCAGGATGCTGTGTAATCACTTTTCCTGCAAGAGCCCCTGTTTTACTTAAATCATAATCTACGTGTGTAAATAGTTGGTTTTGTCTAACATCATTTACTCCTACGAATTTTTTATTCTTATCAAAAACATTTACATAAGTTCTTTCGTCTGAAGGTATACCAGCTTTTTCCTGTCGCTCTGCAGCAATCTTCATGTAATTAATTAATCTGTTTGCATCTTTTTCAGGATAGTATCCTTGTCTAGGTTTGTATTTTTGATCTTTTCTTTTTAATCCTCTCATTCTTAATGAAAGTTTTGTTTTTTGTCCTGGTGTTAAATCAATAAATTCTTGCCGTGTATAAGGTAATCCTGTTCTTGGATTAATTGGTTTTTTCTTTTTTAACAAATCAATTGTTTTATTTTTAATTTTAGAAAGACCTTTCTTTTGATAAACAATGCCTTTGTCGTATCTATATGCATTTTTAATTCTTTTTTTAGCAAGATCGTCTGTATCTTCCCATTTATTATAGCCCTCAGCTTTTATATATTTTGAATATTTTTTATTTATTTCTTTTGAAGTAAGACCTCTACCTGTCTCTAATTTTCTTTCTTCAATTGCTTCTAGTGCTTCTTCTTTTGTATCAAAAATACCGTCTCTACCATTTGGAGTTGTTTCAACTCTTGAAAATAAATCGTCTCCTGTAGATTTAGATGCCATATCTTTTGCAAATAAATCTTTGACAATGTATTTTCCTTTATATTGTTTTTGTGTACTTAAATATGGAGCCTGAGCCATTACACCTCCAGGATGCCGGCAAGACCTCCACCTTTAAATCCTGGAATGTCTATGTCTATATCTAATTGTTTTTGTATATCTGCGATTGCTTCTGGATAGTCGTCTGGATTTTTTAAAACTTTATACAGTTCTTTAAAGTATGCAGTTTTTTCTTTTCCAACTAAAGTTTTGTCTTTTCCTAAACTTGCAAACAATCTTGAAATATCTTTTCCTTCAATACCATACTTACGTAATGCATCGAATGCAAACTTAGCAACTCTAGCTCCTGCCATGTAACCTACACGGCCGCCATCTGCAAAATCTAGATCAACATCGACTGAATCAATGTCAACTGAATCAGGATCAAAGTATCTACTAGTTATGGAATTACCCCTTGCATCTCTAACTTTAACTAAATTTTCTGCAAACTTTTGAATGTCATCTGCATTGTCTAGTTTTGCAACTGACGATGCAACCTTTGGTCCAAAATATTTTTGTACCAATAACATAGGGTCACCCATACCACCGCCACCACCTTCAGTCATAAATTTAAAATCATCTACTTCCATAATAGTCGCTAGTGATGGGCCACCTGGATTTGTTGGGTCTTCTAGATCTTTTACTCTGTTTAAAAATTCTCTAGCGTTTCCTCTTGCAGCTGGTTGAGCAGCTTTTGAAACACCTGCATTTAAATATATAGTATCAACAATGTCATCTACAATTAAATTACTACCTTTAACATTTTTGATTGCCTCTAAACCTGCACCTGAGAATGGCGCTGCAATATCCTCTGGTCCGCCACGTGAACCGGGTGGTAGATCGTCTGCCATTCTAGATGGTAAGATTGTATCTCTTGGATCAACACCTTTTGGTAATTCATATTCCATGCCAGCAAAACCTGGTCCTCTTTTATCTGGAACCATTACAGATCCAGTTGTATTTTCTACAAACTCTCCTCCGACATCATCTGCTTGTCTTAATGACATCAGACCTTCTTTGTCTAAGTTTCTAGTTCTTGTCGCCATGTCTGTTACGTTCGCTGGCGCTGCAGGTGGATTATAGATTTCATCCATCTTCTGCATGTTTTTAATTAACTGATTTGCCTGTATGTCATTTAACTTACCTGAAGTTAAGTAACCCATAGCAGACTCTAATTCTTCTACTGCTTTTGATTGTGGTAATACACCTAATGCCTCTGGGTTGATATCCATGTCAACCATCAACTCTGATGATTTACCTTTACCCAAAAAGTTTACATTGGATCTGGTACCGAGGACCTTGGAAAGGTTTCCACCTAGTCCTTGATATAATTTTATCGCTGTATCTATTAATGTTTTACTAGCCATAATATTCTAACCTACTTCTATCAGGCAATGGTTCGTCTTGATATGAATCTCTATTACGAACTAAGCCTCCTTGTTTAATACGCATAATCGCCTGTGTTGTGGAGTCAACATAGTCATCGTGATCTCCAAACGGAAATGATGCGCACTCTTCCACAACTTCCTGAGCAAAGTGTTCGTGCATAGGAGCCCAAACCACACCCATCTCAAAGAGCGGTGATACAGAGTTTACTCTTGCATGTTTATCATTTCCTCGGCTCGGCGTAAAGTTAATTACGGGTATGCCCATATCTCTTAATTCAGCCGTAAGCGGTATCCCTGATGCCTTAGCCTCGACTACGACCATATCAGGACGCCAGTATAAATACTCTTCATGAGCCACTTTTCTAAGTTCTGGAAACTCATATCTATCTTTAAAAGCATTCAATAATATAATATTCTGTCTACCATCGTCATCTGTCCAAACTCCCCACGTAGTAATTGCACTATAGTCAGCCGTTTCTTTTTTCAAAAAAGCTGTGTCATAGCTTTGAATGATAAAATCACATTGTGGTGGATTCTTATGTTCCCAGTTCTGCCACCAGTCTCTTTTGAGTATTGCACCTTCTTCAGCTGTTGGCTGTTGCATATACTGAGCATTCCAGTTGTTAACTGGAATAGATGCTTTAGTTTTTAATAATTCGTCCTTGGTCCAGTATTCAGGCCAAACAGGTTTACCACTCGGTAATAATGCAGGTAGTTCTACAACTTCCCATTCGTCAGAGTTCTCTTCTCCCTGAGCCCTGATTAATTGTCCAGTGAGATCTTTTGTTGACCAACGAGTCATAACACAAACGATTCTACCACCAGGTTGTAAACGTTGTCTTGGACCTGATGTATACCAGTTCCATGCTTTCTCGAATGACTTACTATCTTTTTTAATATCTTGTTCTTTGTGTGGGTCGTCAATGATTAATAGATCAGCACCACGACCTGTGATTGCTCCACCAACACCGGCAGCAAAATACTCTCCTCCCTGTTCCGTTTTCCATTTACCAGCGGCCTGAGAGTCTTCCATCAGTCTAGTGTCGAACAGTTGTTTATAGTTTTCTGTATCTACAAGATTCTTGGTCTTACGTCCGAAGTCGATTGCTAGATCAGCCGTGTGTGTTGCTTGAATGATCTTTAACCGGGGATCGAGGCCAACCATCCATGCCGGGAGTAAGTA